TGGTGAGGGTGAAAGACCATGTGGCCGTCTGTCCTATGGTTGCCGACATGGTCAGCTCATCAATCAGGCAAGGCACCTCATACGTCTTGCTGTTCCCTTGTGGGTCGGTGACGGTGTACTTGGTCAGGATGATGAAATGTTCCTTCATCGAGTCAAGTAGGTCGAAAATGCCGTTCTTACCCGTGTCAGGAACAACCTTGATGACTCCATTGCTCGATATGTTACCCGTTGTCCGGCCATAGATGTAGGACCGCCATTTTCCGCTTGTGTACGGTGCCAGTTCAATCTTATCTGTCGTGTGGGTGATGGTCACGTCCTTGGCGCACGCGAAAGGGTAATAGGTCGTGCCTAGTTTAGCGTAAAATACCACCCCGTCCCCTCTTACTGCGTCTGCCATTATTCGTAGTAATAGTCGTTTAGATGCACGTCAGTTGTTCCTGGCTCAACTGTCGTGTCAGTATCTTCATCCCATACTTCCAACAGGTTTGCCGACCAGACGCAGGACATGAAATCTATTTCTTTCATATTGACAATGGCGAACGTCTTGTCCGGTGCATCGTCCACAAAGTTAATCGTATTGATAAGACCAATCGGGAACTTAGTGCCAGACCTATCCCATTTCAACCCGAAGAAATTGCATTCCAGGCGCATGCGGTGTTGTCGATTTATCCACCAATTAGCGATGGCATTTTGCCTTTTGAACCTGTACCGTTCACTGCTGTATCTGCGCCTGAACCAATTATTGTCCGTCAATGTCAAGCCATCTGCCTCAAATATTGCCCCTTTGAAGTTTGGACTAAAGCTATCATCAAGGTATATCTTGGTGTCGCTGTTTTTTTTGATGGTTTTGCTTATCGTGTATCTGTTGAAATCCCCGGCAATTTTCTGCCTCCTGAATTTGTTGATGGCAGGTTGGATGGCTACGTTTAGGTTCCTGTAATAGATAGCTGATTTTTCTGAAGTAGTATCTGATAGCAAAAGGATTTGCAAATACCCACTTTTTGGAATGTTGGCTGTAATGTCGAAATCTTTCCAGTCTGCCCCTTCACCATTTATGAAAGATACATTGAGCAATTTCACGTTTGTTGTCCACGTGGCATTGGACTGATAAAATACCCCGTCTTCATCCAGTGTGTAATATGTACCATCCGCGCCATACAAAAGGACGTAACCGATGGCACGCGAAACTGTCACAGTTGCATTGGATTTTAATGACCATTGCAAAGTGAAATTCATTTCATCGTCCTTTTTCACATATACATCGCAAGACCTTGCCCAAACATTCTGTGTCGCATTCTTACCGATAATGATGTATTCATCATCAACACCATTGGCGTTGTAAACTACATGCCTTTGAAAAGTCTCGGTTGCGGCTGTTGTATTACCCGGATTGTTACCTTTTTGCAATGTCCAGTTGTCAACGGTGTATTTCCATGTCTCATTCGGTGGCGTTCCTGTTGTCTCTACAAATGTTCCGTACTTAAATTTTTCGTTACAGACAATCTGCGCTTTTTCATCCCAATCCCAACTTACCGTGGTTTGCTTTGACGGCTTATTAAGGGTCTTTATCATTTCAGGCATGACAGGCTTTACATCCTCGTTCACGCCTACTTCAATCGTGTACCTTGTATTTATTGTGCCACGGCTGCCACCTGTCGGCTTGTTATTTTGAAAGCCGCGGATATTTGTTGTCTTGTCAACAAACAATTCCTCCATCCGCAGGATTACCCATTGCCCCTGCCATTGAAAGATGGTTTGGTTAAATGCACTGTTGATTTTTTCTAAAACTGTATAACTATCCTCAAACACTCCCGGTGAGGTCTCAAATGTCCGTGCGTCAATCGTGCATTGATCGATTCCAGTCTGTGTGTTGCCTGTGGTCATGCTATCATGGAACAGGCCAGAAAAAACATAACAGTTGAAGAATGTTTGTACTGTCTCGGTCGATGCGTATTGTATGAGTGCGAAAGGTGTATAAGTTCCTGCCAAGATCTGACCATTCCCGTCCTGCAGTGGTATGGTCTTCATCGTACCAAACCCTTCATCCGCACGCAGGGTAAGGATATGGTTTTGTGCAATCCACAATTCCTGCATGTCCTCCTGGCTGATGATGCCGTACCAATAGCCAGTGTAGGATCCAAAGTCGAAACGCACAATCATCTGCCTGTCATCGTCCTCAATAATAAAGTCCTCTAAATCAACACCATTGATGCTTGCCAGTATTTCAATAGTTGCCTGTTGCGGCCTGATAGGTTTGAAAATATCATTGTCCTGGTTGAACTCGGAAAGGACGAATGGCCTAGGGCCGCCATATATGGTAATGGGTGCATCACTCCAATAGTCATCATCTACAATAAAATTCAAGACGCACAGGTCTCCCTGTACGTTCGTCCATTCCATCTTGAATTTCGTAGCCATCAGCCCACCCGGTTTATGCGGGCATTGCCCTGGTTAAGGACCCCGACAAGATCAGTGCCGCGTTGGACAAACGTGACATTTCCTGCCAGTTGCAGACCGCCCCCGGTGAATGCTGTACCTCTAGGGAATGACGGCGCTGCTGCGCCTCCTATGCGCCCAGGTGCTACCCCTGCGCCCAATGCTCCGAACTGCTGCGCACCAGATAACGTGCCTTTAAAGGCTACGTTGAACGGTGTGCCTGTTACCGCGCTGATGATGGCAGCCAGGGCGGCAGCTTTCACGACTGTCGATATAAGTTGTACCACCAACTGCTTCAGACTATCCCCTAGGGCCTTGAAAGCATTTTGACCCGTTGCTAGGGCATTAAACACACTATCAATGGCAGGTGCTAGTAACGTGTTAAATGATGCCGTGATGGCCTGCGTTTGGCCTATTATACGCTGCGAAGTTTCACCGCTGATGGTTGCAATCCGGTCGAATGATGACCTGGCTTTGTCCTCTAGTGCCTTAAAGTCTATTTGTGGTGACGTTAAATCCAATCCGAAGGCATCCCGTAGTTTCTTTCCAAGTTGTTCAGTGCTTGATATGGCTATTTTATTCTGTTCTGCTATCTGCGAAATGCGACTTACTGCCGGGTCAAGTGCTACTGTCGTTGGTGCGTTGCGAAGTTTGCGCTGTATTTCAAGGATCTTGTTTAACCTGTCCTCGGCCTCCTGCGCTTCCTTTGCGCTTTGAATGTTGCGTTGTCGTAGATCTAAACCTTTTTTTTCTCCATCAAATCTTTTCCTATTTGCCTCTGTTTGTTTATCTGTTTCTTTACGCTGCTCTACTTGCGCATTTGTTAGTGATTTTAATTGCGTCTCAAGATCCAACTGAACCGCGGAAAGTTTATCAACTATGTCTGCCTGTTTTGCAATAGACGCGTCAATTTCAGCTAATGCGGCTGTATTTGCGTTCAAATCAGCTTTACCAACCAATCTTACTGGTTGTTTGCTGATTTGATCCCTTTTAAGCCTTAATGCTTCAAGTATCGTTAGCTGTTCATTTAATTGAACCGCTGCCTGCCCTATCGCTGATTCAAAGCCTTTTGCTTTTGCAGTATTTATCACACTCAGCGTGTAGTTATCAACTGCTGTCGTCAATCCTTTAACAAGGCCTTCTTCTATTTTTAGATTTCCAAAATAGTCTTTATTTATTGTAGCTAGTTCCTTTAAGGCACTATTGCGCTTGTCATATGCTTCCGTCTGATCTCCGGCAATCTTTGCAAGGGTTTCAACCCTTAGAATTTGTGCTTTGGTGCCTGCTGTTTCCTGATCAGCTATTTCCGCGGATGTACGAACTGTTTCATTAAACTTTTCATATGACTTTGATGCCTTGAGTAATTGGGCATCTAGCTTGTCGTAATTCCCTAACAAGGCATCAACAGCCTTTCCAAGGCTGCCATATTTCTGCACTGCAATTGTAACCGCAGACGATACAAGGCTAAAGCCTAGCAACAAACCACCAGGTCCTGCCAAGGACCCGGCCAACGCCTTCAATGCGCCACCTGTGCCGCCTGACTGCTTGCCAAGGGATTGGAACGACTGAATCAGCGGTTCAATGTTGTTGGCGATGGCAATAAACCCGAACGGAGCATCAGATGCCACCCGTCCCAAGTTCGACAATGCAAGTGTGGCCTGACCGGATGATGTGACGGTCTTTTTTACCGTCTTGTCGAATTTCTCGACCGACTTTTCAGCTGCGTTAAGGCCTTGCTGCAGTGGTGCGGTGTCTGCACCTATGACGATTTGTAACTGGTCAGCCACCGGCTTGATTTGCTCGCAATTTAGCGAAAATTGCGTCGATGTCTGCCTCGGTCATGCGCTTGTCTTCTTCACCCGGCAGTCTCCAAAGGTCTTCAGGATTATCAGGTGCCTTCTTAGGGTCCCCCCAAAGCCTGACCATCATAAACATCAAAAGTCTTGTCTGTCGATACCCTTGCAAAAGTCTTTCCTGGTAGCCTTCAATAATCAACGTGACTTCCCGCAAGGTTAGGCTGTCGTAATCCTGAATACCTATTTCACCGGTGACGTGCGCCCTTAGCTTGTCCCAGCCTTCCGCTTTGTCGAGGTCGTACTTTTTTTTTCTTCGTCCTTTGGCTCGGCATCGGTGCCTGTCGCGGTGACACTGCTTTCGTACAGGCAATTAAGCACGGGTGTGAACAGATCGGGATTGCCTACATTGTCTTCGACAAAGTTGACGACATCCTCGAACGTGAAATCAGGATCTTCCCGCTTGATGTAACAGTTGTTGAACAGGCCCCAATAGACGATAACAGGAACAAGGGCAAAGTCAACTGAATTTCCATTCAGGACTTGCCCTAGTTTCTGTGATTCAAGGGAAATCTGTTGCTTGGCGAGCATGCCGAACTTCAGGCCACGCTTGCGCCCTAGCACATCCATTTGAATGTACCCGTTCATGGTGTGTGTGTTTTATTTTGCCTTACGGCGTGATATCCAGGGTGCCGGTCGACTGGATGGTACCGCTGAAATTGATGTAGGCACCACCGGCCGCATCCTGATTCAGGGTAAGATCAGTCACATAGGCTTCCGACTGATGGTAGTACACCGTGCCGACGGAACTTCCGGAAATGGTCGGGTTTTGAAACCGCACAGTGATCTTGGTCTTGTTCACAAGCACGGTCAGCAGGTCCTTGTAGCTGATTGATGAACCACCGGGTGCGCTCTCGCAGACGGCATCGAAGTCGAAACTGAACTTGCTGTCACCCACCGAGGTGAGGACGCCGCAGTTGGTTTCATCTTCGTTCACCGTGACGGTTGTGTTGACGGACGATGTGCGAAGGCAGACCAGTGTTTTGTAACTGGACCCACCGGCTACATCGATTTCGATGTTTTGAAGACTGCCTTGAATCTGTCCCATTTATTTTTCAATTAGTGATTGCGCAAATCTAACAATTTTTCGGACGATGTGATACGCCCCGTCCTGTTCAATCAGGTACTGCGTGCCTTCAATTTGCGGGTTCATAAACTGGAAATCCGCGTTGTTGATGGTGCTGTATGGATAGGTCAGGATGGTGTTTATGACTTGGTACGAAATGCCGTCCACTACGGAATAATCAAGTTTTTTGTATTGTCTCGTCACGATGTCCAGGGCTATGCTGCCGTCATGGATGAATAGCTGATTGTTACCAATCTGATTCGACGCCATGCTATTGATATACACATAATTATCCGGCAGGGTCTCGATAGGCATGAACTCATACACTGCCACACTCTTGCCATCGTATGTGAGGCCAGACAATGCGGCCATGTATGCTTCACGCAGGGATTTGCCGGGGTCTTTCATAGGTTAGCTGATTTTAGGATGTTTTGTAGTTCTTTAATCAGCTTTGGCCTGACTTCTAGGAACGATGGCCACAAAAATGGTTGCGGTGCGATGCCGTTGATCATAATTTTCCTGGCGATGTTTACCGCATGATTCTTGTCATTTTTCTTGATGATTTTCTTTTTCGTCCCCCATTTGTAAATTGCTTCTACCATTGATTCAAAATTGCCACGACTTGCACGGCCTTTTACTGCCGCTGCGACCTCTGTTAGTTCTGGTGGCACGCTGACTTTTTTTACCGTTCCGAACTCTATATATGGAGCATGGTAGGCATTAGCAAAGACAGTATATTTTAGATTGGTTATTTCTTCTGCGCCTATGCTATTTCGCAATTGTGATAAATTATATGGAGCTTTTCTTTTTGCCTTTAATGCAATGTCTTCAGCTTTAGCTCTGATTTCATTATGTATCTTGGCATTCAGTTCGCTATTCACGTCCTTGATGGCCGCGATTACCTTTTCCACCCCCATCAGCTTCAACGTCATATCGGCACCCTCCTTTGGTATTGGGTTGCCAACATGGGGAAGTCGGTAAGGGTGGCGTTCTCGTTTGATAGATCTATTCCCCTGTTTTGGTATGTATATGCCGTGATGCTCAAGATGTCATTCTTGGCATCCTCGGGAATCGTGCCAAAGCCATATGACAGGTAGATGGTATGGATGCCTGATTGATACATCCGTATCTGAGACCCAACAAGGTCGTACTGGCCGCACCCGATGGATTGGTTTCCGAACTGCACGGCATCGACAGACTGCACAGGCCCCGGCAGGTCGTACCATTCCATCGCGTTCATCTCGATGGTCAGCGTTGCCTGCCTGTCACCGTATGATTTACCTGTGTAATTCTCAAGCCAAATGCGGGCATTCTTGATGAGTGACGTGATCAGTGCATCATCATCCGTGAAATTGACTTTCATGTATGCCTTGGCAGTTGCCAGGCTTACTGGTTCCGTGGTGCAGTCGGATGTGATTTCGATGTCTAACAACAGATTCATGCATGCAATTTATACCATTCCACGGAACGACATATGAAGCCATGCAGCGCGTCCAGTTCAGCCACCGGGTCAAGTTCCCGACTGCGCACCTTGGCGGCAAGGGATGCCTTTGCGTAAGCCCTTGCCTTGAATAATCTTTCAATCTCGTCAACCCATGCACTGACATTTTCACGGTCAACGTAAATCCCTGCCTTGCCGCAGTTTTCCTGCAGGCCCGGCGTTCCGGTGCTTATGACAGGTATTCCGCTGCACATGGCCTCGGTGGCGGTCCTTCCCCAACTTTCGTACTCGGACGGCATGATCAGGATACGCGTCTGTCGGTATATGGCCCTTATGTTGTCCGTCTTGGGTACCACGGTCACATTGGGCGGTTGGTCGGTGTACTGCCCAATCTTCCAAGGCTCGGAATAGGAACCAACCACACCGATGAACTTGCGTTGAGGCATGGCCTCAGCAATCTGCCGAAGGATATGCCCGCCTTTGTTATGGTCAAGGTTTATCAGGGTGATGGCTTCGTTCAGTGACGGGTCGATGTTGGTGTCATAAAACCGCCAGTCCACCGGTGGATGTAGTACAATGCTATCATGCTTGTACCCAAGTTCCTGCTTTGCCCATTCGCTATTGTACACAACGAACTGCGGCTTTTCTGCCGTCTCTATGTTCAGGCTCTTGTGCGTGTTGTGTATCAGATGAAAAACGGGCCGCCTTTGTATGGCTCCCATTCCAATGGTCCAATTCGTGTAGTCAAGATGCGTGAATGCCATGTCTGCCCAACGAAACAGGTTCAATGTGGTGTTTTGGTCTGGTGGAAACACATCTACATTATCGTATATGTAATGGCTCTCAATCTTGTACTGATTGGCCTGATGAAGCAGGACTTTGACTGTGTCCCCCTTCGCCTGCATGTGTTTATTGATGCCATGCAACATAAATTCAGCCCCGCATAGGTGTTCGGGTGGGTAAAGGTGTATGCTCGATAGGATGTTCATATAACTGTCCAATTTGGTGGGTAAATGTCAGCTGTCTCAAGATGTGCAGCAGCAGGTCCAAACCATTGCCTTGGTGCGACTACCTGCGATGAATTAGCAAGCCATGCGCCCCACCAGCTGAATGTGCTATTGGCAATGATATGTCGACGACAATCACGCATTAATAATAAAGCATCGTAAGTACTTCCTTTATGAAACCAATAATCAACTTTTAATATGCCATGTAATATTTCATCAGCCTTTAATGGATCATCGCTAAAAATAATATATGGACCTGGCATAGAAATGATAGCCTGTTTGTAATAGTCACTAGTGCAGATAGGATGATAATCGCTTCCATAATCTCCGCAACGGACATGAATAGCGGTATAAGCATTCTTTTTTACTGCATCACGAAACGTGAACAGGTGCCTGATGTAGTCGGCACAGTGAGCGAAATACTTTTCGCTTTGCATGTGGCCGACATAACTGACACCGTCCGGTTGATTGAGGCCCTGCCACCCCCAGTTGATAAAGTGTTCAGGTAGTTCAGTGGTTAGCCTTGGTATTTGTTTCCAATTCGGAAACCACCCGCCAATGTCAATGTCTTCCGTGCTGCCAAACCGATCTTTTGCGTCATGGTTGATCCATTCCGGGAATGCAAAGTCATAACCATTGGCCTTTGCTATACCAATGGTTGACGCCACCTGAAACAATTGATTTCCTAGGCGGCCGTGCCTTCCTAATTGTCCGAATGTCACCAAAGTGTTAGTTGGCTTTTATATTGTGCAAACCTTTTTTCCTGCGCATTCCAATACTCTTCATCTAATTCATATCCAATAAAGTCTAATTTATGTTTGTGCGCTGCAATTCTTGACGACCCACTACCTACATGCGTATCAAGTATTTTCATGCCACTTCGCGCGTATTTCGTGAATATCCAATCGTATAGCTTTACAGGTTTTTGGGTTGGATGTATTCTATCTTTTTGATTAGGAGATATTTTACATATTCTTGTGCCACCATTTTTTACCCAAGCATACTCGCATTCAGCAAAGTCTCTCTCATACATTGTTTCTCCTTTATCCCATATTATGAAATACTGACTTTGTGGCAATGGGAAATAATTCCCGCCCCAAATAATTAGATTATTGCAAATCTTAAATAGTAGATTGAAATAATTTATATCAGGTATATATTTATCCCATGTTTTACAATCTTTGTTGAATATAGAATTACCCATATTCATATTATTTCTATTTATTCCATACGGAGGATCAACCACGGCAAGATCAAAATACTTGTCAGGGTATTCTGACATGCCAATCATGCAATCAATGTTATGTACCACATTCACCATTCGTCATTCCTTTTCCGGTGGTGGTGGAATATGATAGGGTAATTGTCCGTGTATGTGCCTTTATCGTAAGTGAATGCCCCATCATTGTAACATGCAGGCCACCAGTGCAGTGCGATGTTGTGGGCCTGCGCCACGGCCGTTAGTATGGCCTGATCGTGCCGATGCTCTTGAAATGATGGGTATTGTTCAGGACCGCAGACGTCATCAATGTAATGGTCAACCCGGCACCATGACAGCCATTCATTTGCCACCTGCAAAGCAAAGTCAGATACCTTGAACACCACCGCAGATGCCTGCACCTGGTGGCCATCTTTGCAGCCCATTGCGTCAAATACTTCGCGCTTGCACCAGTCGCGGTGTTGATAGTTGTTTCCGAACAGGAAGAAATCTAGATTGTCAAGCTGCATTCTCTTGATGATGTGGCGTATATCGCTGATAAACTCCACACCCGCATCCGTGTACACATAGTAATCGCCGTCATGCGCCCCGTCGATGGCCCGATGTATGATGTACGGTTTCCAAAGCCAGTAACCCGCACCTCTGGGCTGTGAAAGGATGTGCTTGTTGGTTTCAGCGAATATCGGATCGATGGTCATGTGGAATGTCGCATTGCATCCATGACGCAGTGCGCTTTGGCGGCAAACCTCCAATGACTTGGTCATGTTATCCGAGGCATACGAAAGGTGATAAATCATGGCAGGCTGTTCAAATAGTTCTCGGACGCTTGGAACGTGTCGGTGTAGTCAACATCAGTATCCCACAGATCCGACCTTCCAGGCCGTTGGTAGGATAGGAAAGGGCTGCACACATAGGCGTTAAGGCTGCGCAACATCTTGGCGTCTAGAAATGCGTCATACATCTGTTCGCCATCGTAGGCGTCTAGTATCTGACCGACGGCCTTGTGGGTGTAAATAATTGCGTGTGTGGTAAACGCGTTAAAAATGCGGAAAAGATGTTGTGAAACGCGGATAGGTATGATGAAATCAGGGTGCGGTTTGACATTTGCGCCCAAGTACAACATGTCCCAATCATTCGGCAGTTCTGACAATATCAATTCGATTAGGTCGAGATTGCGCAGGTCTGCATCATCCTCCATAACAAGGATGGTTTCATAATCCGTGTCATGGAAGATGGTCAGAATCTCCCTTTGCGATAGATTGAATGACCGCTTGGGGTTTTCGTCCTTGAGGGCATGGAAAAAGATGTAATCAAGGCCTTCTAACTTGGCTGCCTTGTCGAACAGGTATTGCCGGTCAAGTCGTGGCTGATGGGTCAGCACGACCACCTTGTCAACGTAGTGCTGAAGCATTGGCGTGTGTTATACAAACAAAGATAGGGAGGCCGCGAATTGCGACCTCCCCATAGATCTGAATGGCCCGGTTAGGATGCGGTGCCGGTGGTACCGTAGACTGCGGCGGTGGGCTGGAACGAAAGCAGTTCGATCCTTGCCTCAGCCCGGTAGGTAACCAGGTTCTTCACAAAGTCGTCCTCGTTGAACTCCGTGCTGCGGACCGCGAGGCCGGAGGCCTGTGCGATGCCGAAAGCATTGGTGTTCATGGCGTAGAACCTCGAGCCGGTTACCTGTGCGTGCGGCACCACGGGGACGCCGTTGATGCGGATAGCACCGGAGGCATCGACAGCCACGGATGCAGGCACGCTGAAATCGCCAGGCTTGGTGAGCAGGAGGGTCGACCATGCTTCCCAGGTGGTCAGGATCAGGTTGGCCTGTCCGAGACCGAGCTTGCCATGCTGTGCAAGACCATCGATCATCTTGGCAACCGTGAGGGTCTGCGAAGTGGAAAGGGCCGTTGCGTTGGTGGCAATCGTGTTCAGGAAACGAGTGTTCACAGCACGGTTCCAGTCCTCGATCAGGGATTGCGACAGGTACGACTGAAGGAAGGGAAGGTCCTGCAGCATCTGACGGCTCACCCGGGCATAGCCGGCGATGAACGGTACAGACACATTGACCATCTCCACGTCGTAGTCAACCTGGGCCTTGGCATTGCCCTCGGTCTGTGCGCCGAATGAACCCTCGCCCACAGGCGTCTTGCCCCTCGGGAACGTCACGTTGCCCGTTGCAGTCGGCACGATGCGGAACACATCGTAAAGGTGGGGCTGGAAAAAGGACCGGAGAATGGGGTTCTGTGCGTAGCTGATCTGAGACGTGCCGGTCAAGTTGTCTGTCATGGTCATGTTGCCGACCACCTTGGTGCTTGCGAAAGGACGCTCGCCACGGATGGCGTCGTAGTTCTCGGCGATCACCTCCATCACGGCGGCCTTCATATGCTCGCTGTTGGCCCATCCGGCCTTGTCAGATACACCGGCGGCCAGTTTGCCCGACTTGGCAGTGAGGGCCTCGACCTTTGCCTTCAGCTCGGCGATGCTTTCGCCCTTCTTGGCGGCATCCTCGTTCAGCTGTGCGACGATGGCAGCATTCTTTGCGTCTAGGGCTGCAACCTCGCTGGCCACCTGGGCCTTCATCTCGGCCACCTTGGGCTCGAGTGCGCTAACAATGTCTTTTACTTCCATCTTATCAATGTTTTGACGTTTTGTAAATAACTATGTCCATTGCATCTTTCACCATCTTGGCGTAGTCCACTACCGGCGCAGGGTCTGCAGGTGCAGGAGCCTGGGCGGCACTCATGTCCTCTATCAGTTGGTTCAGTTGCTTAATCTCTAGCATTAGCAGTTGTATCGTTTCGTCAGTGGCGTCTGAGTGTTTGACAAACCTTTCAAGTTTTTTTACACGCTCAACCCGCTGGTCAAGTGATTTGACACCGAGCATCGGCGTGTATTCATTCGCACCCCAGGATGTCAGGCTTGAACCCTCGTACAAAGTTATATCAAGCAATTCGTTTGCATCCTTGCCCTTCTTTTGGTTGCGGACATTGAAACCGATGGAATGCTCTTTGACAAGGTCGGAATCGACCATCTTCAGAAAGTCCACGCCAAGGCTGTGCTTGCCTATCTGCGATTCATAGTAAAGGCCGTATTCATCCTCTTTCAGGACATTGATCTTGCCCAAAGGTTGCTTCGGGTCATGGTTCAACAGGTGCTTCACCCTGCCCTTTGGGAACCATTCGTCAATGCTGCGCTTGAATGCCCCAGGCCGGATGATGTCGCCGTCCGCATCGACTATATTGAACGCAGAAAAGTAACCCGTCACGATGCCCTGCTTTACATCGACATCCTTGACATCCTGTTGCAGTCTCTTATATCCGTAGATCATTGATTCGTCTTTGTTGTCAATCGCCTGCAATTTACTAATCGCCCAGTTAATGCCTGCATCGCCGCCCCAGGCGTCCCACATGATACCTCCACACCCTTCATCATACGGAACGTCTTTGTTCTGTTGATGTCTCTTGAATGACGCCATCCGTGCAATCGTGTCGCGGCTTAGTGGTTCTCTATTCGCCAATTGCCTTGCGCGTGTCCATCCGACAGGTGTACCGCAACTGCTGCCATTCTCTTCCTTGTACTTCAATGCCCGTTTTGCATTGTTGGTTGCCGCTTCGGGATAGTCGTTATATGTCTCTTCTTTCAATGCCTTCCTGTCATCGTCATGGTTGTCTTCATCATCCTCCATTGCAAGGTATGCCCGGAATGCACGATTGGCCGATGCCTCGGTGGTGTACACACATTCACCATCACCGATGCGCCATTTTCCGTTGCTGCATTTTCTTACTGGCATCAGACTAATCTTTTGGGTATTAGATCACCGTTCTCGTCACGCTTATACTCAAAGCCCAAGACGCACCTGCAATTTATCGTAAATGCAGCAGGTGCTTGAGCATCCAATGGATATTGCGCTACTGCCTGTATGCCCTTGGTGCGTCCGACCTGCGTGAATGCCGTGTCAAGTTCCTGCACGCTGCCATCAAGTAGTGCATGGTCATACTCATCCTTTTCCCGGTATCGACGGGTGCGGTTGTCAATGGCTGAAATCCATTCCTTGGTCACTTGGAATGGCTTGAGCTTTGCCGCTTCAAACGCTGCGATATTTGCCGCACGGTTCGATTCCGTTCGGGTTATGGTCAATGCCCTTTCAGGTGATGCCACCTGTTCGGTGATCAACTTGGCAGTGTCCGTAAATGTTAGCTGTTCAGTCTGCGAACGAGTCAGAATGTTTAGGATCCGGTCCTTTGTGGTTGTCTCCACGGCCGTCAGTAGATCAAGGGCCTGACGTGTCAGAATCTCAATAAGGTTTAAGATGAAATTGGCATTGAAGAATGATACCTTTTCCGTCTTCGTCAGCTGTCGGTTCACTTCCTTGCCGAACTTCACGCCGACTTCTTTGTGCAGTTGGTTTACAACCGTCAACAGCCTTTCATTAACCAACCCGAAGGTCCTGAACGCTGCATCAAAGCCAACCCTTTCCGCTTCCTTGATGAACCTGTCGGCTTCGCCCTCAAGGGCCCTCAGCACCCTCGGCAGATACTTCTTCTCGTAGGCTCTTAATA